TGAAGAAAAACTTCTTAAACTTAATATGGCAATGATCGATGACGTTGCTAAAACAATTAGTGAGTTTATGAAAGATTACAAGTTAATGCCCGAGGAAGAACGTCCTAAGGTGTTGTTCGTAATTGACAGTCTTGGTATGTTATTAACTCCAACTGATCTAAATCAGTTTGAAGCAGGTGATTTAAAAGGTGATATGGGCCGTAAGCCTAAAGCACTAACAGCACTTGTTCGTAACTGTGTTAATCAGTTCGGTAGTTATAATGTCGGTCTTGTAGCAACTAATCATACATACGCAAGTCAGGATATGTTTGACCCAGATGATAAGATCAGCGGCGGTCAAGGATTTATCTACGCTTCGAGTATTGTTGTTGCAATGCGTAAACTTAAACTCAAAGAAGATGAAGATGGTAACAAGGTTTCAGATGTACTAGGTATTCGCAGTGCTTGTAAAATTATGAAAACTCGTTATGCAAAACCATTTGAAACTGTACAGGTTAAGATTCCGTATTCAACTGGCATGGCACCAACATCGGGATTGGTTGACATGTTTGAGAAGATGGGTGTATTATCTAAGGTAGGCAACAAACTTGCCTACACTAGCAAGTCAACAGGTGAAATTATTGCAGAGTTCAGAAAAAACTGGACAGAAGATAAATTAATGTTGATTATGCAAGAATGGGACGAAAGTCAAGTTAATGCACAAGTTGAAATTGAAAACGAATCAGAAACAGAGGAATAATAAATGGAAGAGAGTTTAATTATTGAAGTATGGGATATATTCAAAGAATATATTAACGATAAGAATCGCGAAACTGCAGCCGATCATTATGTTGACTTTTTAGTTGGCAAAGATGTAAGCACTTCTACGCTTGAAGCAATTACTGGGTACGATCCTGCTTTAGATCGTGCAATTGAACTAGTTCTTGAAGAAAGAATGGAAGAGGAAGAAGATTCCGATGATTGGGATTCATACGAAGACGACGAGGAATAACCATGAGTTGGTATGCTAAGGTCAGTAAAGACATAGCAAATCTACCTCAATGTCTGGATTATTTTTATAATGAAATAACCCAAGCAAAAGCTGAAGTCAAAATATACGGAAACGTTGAAAAGGCTTCGGCTTCTTTGCCTGGTGTTGTAGAACATAGATTTAATCAACTTCAAGAAATTGAAGCAGTTTTAGAATATCTTAATATTGAATTAAGACGTATTAGATCTAAAGCATTTAAGAAATATCTTGAAAATTATCAGCGTGCATTGAGTAGCCGAGATGTAGAAAAATATGTCGATGGCGAAGCTGATGTAGTTGATATGGAAAAAGTTATTAACGAATTTGCTATGTTAAGAAATCAATGGCTTGGTATTATTAAAGGTCTTGATATTAAAGGATTTCAAATTAATAATATTATTAAACTAAGAGTAGCTGGTTTAGAAGATATTACATTATGACTGCACATACAACTCTTTATATGGAAGATATTTTAGCCGCACTCAACCGATGTGCTAAAAATTTTAGTCCACTTGCAACTGTAACGACTATTGCCGATCTCCATATTCAGCAAGAATACACTGAAAAACAAAGAAATTTAATTATTAAATTATGCCAAAAATATATTAAACAATTAAACATTTATTTTAATTTTGATATTTCTTCTCATATTGATAATCCAAAATTTCGCAGCCCTCTAAAAATTTTAGAGTTAAAAAAGAAGAAACTTTCTGTTTCTTCTCACGAGAAATGGGGCAAAGTAGCACTACTTGAGTTTCCATTTGACCAAGACTTAGTTGACGAAATAAGATCTTCTAAGTCTTATGAATTTTTTATTGCTGAATGGATTCCATCATATAAAGCATGGTTAGTAGCATTAAATGAATATTCTATTGCAAAATTAAAATCAATTATCAAAGACAAAAACTTTCAGGTTGATGAAGAATTTGAAAAGTATTCTGCCCAGTATGATTTGATAGTAAACAATATTGGAGAAATTGCACCAATGTTATCAATTAAAGACGGAGTTCCTTTTATTAAAAATAAATGTGAATATACTCCAGATTTAAAAGCAACAGATATGCTATCTGCTTTATTTGAGGCTCGATCTCTTGGCATTTCAATTTGGAGTGAAGAGTATGATGATTTTTTAAATTCGTCTAAGGTTAATCCTGTAGTAAGTACCTTTATAAAACACCCAACTGGTGTAAAGTTTAATCTTGATTTTCAAAAAACTCCTTTAATAGAGATTAAAGATATAATACAATATCTAGGAAAGATACTAATTGTTATGACTAATAATTCTCTTTTGAAAAATTTTGAAATGACCTATCGATGTTTAACTGATATGGGAATTCAAAACTCTGAAATATCTGTGATGTTTAGATTAAGTAACAGTAATAATTCGTCTAGACAGTTTAATGAATTAGTTAAAGAGTATCGATTAAATAATCCTATCTCGGAATCTACTAAAATTGTAATTGTTAATGATAAAATTACAAAACCAATTTTAAAATCTCAAATTCACTTTAATGGTGCAATAGTAATGAGGGGGTTAGAACATCCATATTATGGAGTAGATCATTATACTAAATCTTTACAAAATTATATTTGCTACGGTTATCAACGATCAAATAAGGATTTAAGTTTTGTCAACTTGTAAAATAACAATTTTAGATGAAGTCAATTGTAAGATCGCTGGATTAGATCTTGATACTAGAAAGGAACTAGTAAAGAGATTTAAGTACGAAGATCCAACAGCAAGATTTCGCCCGTCATATAAATTAGGTAGATGGGATGGCTCTGTAAGTTTCTTTGGCATAGGTGGTACTACATACATGTCTATGTTATCACAAGTATTAGAATATCTAGAGTCAAAGAATTATTATATCGAACTTGAAGATTTAAGAACCCCTGTTGATTTAGCATTTGATCAAATTAAAGAGGATTTCTGGGGCAATCAATCATGGCCTGCTGGACATAGATTTGCTAATCAAGTAATTAGATTGAGAGATGATCAAGTTAATGTAATTAATAAATTTTTGCAGAATCCTCAATGTCTGCAAGAAATTGCTACAGGATTTGGTAAAACAATTGTAACAGCTACATTAGCTAAATTATGTGAAAAATACGGAAGAACTATTACAATTGTACCTAATAAAAGTCTTGTTGAACAAACCGAAGAAGACTTTATTAATTGCGGGTTAGATGTTGGTGTTTATTATGGTGATAGAAAAGATTATAATAAAACACATACTATTGCTACTTGGCAAAGTTTAAATGTTCTAGAAAAGAAATCTCATAACAGTGAAACAGATGATCTAGAGAATTTTCTTTCTGGTGTACAATGTGTAATTGTTGACGAAGTACATATGGCAAAAGCTGATGTTCTAAGAAAATTATTAACACAAAATCTATCTAAAGCTGCAATACGTTGGGGATTAAGCGGAACAATTCCAAAAGATGACTTTGAATTTCAAAGTCTAAGAGCCGGCATCGGCGATGTGGTACATAGAGTATCAGCTCACGAACTACAAGAAAAAGGTGTATTATCACGATGTCATGTGAATGTTATACAAACTGCTGAATATAGAGAATTTAAAACATATAGTGAGGAATTAAATTTTCTTGTAACCGATACAAATAGAATGACATGGATATCTAATTTAGTATATACTATTAGCGAAACAGGCAATACGTTAGTTTTAGTTAGCAGGATTGAATCAGGCAAACTACTAATAGAACAAATACCAGATGCAGTGTTTATATCTGGTAATATTAAAACAAAAGATCGAAAAGACGAATACGATGAAATCAAAACTAGCAATAATAAAATTATTGTGGCGACTTATGGTGTTGCCGCTGTTGGGATTAACATACCTAGGATTTTTAATTTGGTTCTTCTTGAACCAGGAAAAAGTTTTGTACGAGTTATTCAAAGTATCGGCCGCGGTATAAGAAAAGCCGATGACAAGGATTTTGTACAAGTTTGGGATATAACATCAACAACGAAACGATCTAAAAAACATTTAACTGACAGAAAACGATTTTATAAAGAAGCTCAATACCCATTTACGGTTGAAAAGGTAACATATTAATGCAAATACTTACGTTAGAAAATAAAACATTTTTTCTTAATGATCTCCCAGATGAGATTACTGACGATTTGAGATTTGCGGTACTAGATAATTCTGTTAATACAAATCCAGATTATTTTTTTGTACCGTTGATCTTTCTAGAAAGTTTTACTGGTCCAGCAGTAGCTTTAAAGATTGGTGATTACGAACTTACTATGCCACTTGATTGGTGTACAATCGTAGGAGACCCCGAAGGTCCAGAAATGGAAGTACTTCCATTAACTAGTTTAAATGATCGAGGCTTCAAGACATTTTGTTTTAATCCACTTGGAGATTTTAGACCAGAATTTTTAGAGATTGATATCATTGATGTTTATCAAGAGGTTAAATGGTATTTTCCAAAAATGCGTGCAGGACAATTACTATGTACTCCAATAACTACAGGCAAAAATCCTATTTGTGCATATTTTGTTAAAGAAGTAAGTCGTCAAAGTGAAATGGTCGACTATTCTAAATGTTGGTAGAATATGGAAAGTTATGTATATGAACGGCATAACGGAAGGATTTATGCTAGAAAATTTGGTGGAGACCCATCTATGCGTGTAGATGTTACAGACGATTTTGACAATGATATCACTCCTAATTCATTAATAAACGAAATGAAGGAGAATCAACTTTGGAGAGATATTAGAGAAACTGCAAAGGATAATCCTGCTTTACAATCAGCGTTAGATAATGTTAAAATATTATATTACATGAGTAAACAGAATGTCAGCAAAACTTGATATTAAAAAAACATTAAGTGCGTTAGATAAGCGAGATCATGATTATTACAATAATCTTACCAGTGAAGAAAAAAAATTGTTTTCGCCATTCATTTTAATGAGATTCTCGAGCAATGTTAATTCTAATCAAGATATCCAGGAATGGTTTGTCGAAACTACAAATGAATATGTAAATAAAAATTATTTTTTACTTGCTAGAAATCATAAAGGATTATTGTGGAAATTATATGCATCCACTGGTATTGGTAATATTTACTTTCATCCGTATATTGGGCTAAATCGAGCAGAAAACAATAAAGAGAATTTTACCAAGATTGAAACTTTAATTGCTAATATGAATCCTGGTATGAAAATGTCTGATGTAAGATTATTAATTAAATTAATGACTAAAGAAGATATTAAAGAGCTACTAGACGGTTATGGGTTTGATAATAAAGAGCGTAGAGAATACGAATGATTGATCTTGTAGAGCAACCATTTACATGCGTTTACTGTGACAAGAGTTTTATGAAAGAAAAAACTCTTGTTGCTCATATGTGCGAAAGAAAAAGGCGTGCTTTTCAAAAAGATGAAAAAAGAGTACAAGCTGGATTTTTAGTTTTTAATAGATTTTGGCAATTAACACATCCGTCAACAAAAACTAAAACGTATAATGATTTTGCTGATAGCAGTTATTATAATGCTTTTGTAAAATTTGGAAGTTTTATTAATAATGTTAATCCTATATATCCAGATAAATTCATTGACTACGTAATAAAAAGCGGAGTTAAACTTGATCATTGGTGTCGAGATGAATTGTATGAACAATATCTTTACGAAATAATAAAAGTTGAGCCGGTGGAGTCTGCAGTTCAGAGAACTTTGCAGACTATGATGGAATGGGGAGATGAACAAAATGCAAATTTTTCACATTACTTTTTATATGCGTCATTAAATAGAGCAGTACATGATATTAAAAATGGAAGGCTTAGTCCTTGGGTTATTTTAAACTCCAACAGCGGGCAACAAATGATTAAAAATATGAGCGATGAACAATTAGAAATAATATCTCCGGCATTTGATGTTCAATTTTGGTTACGCAAGTTTAAAGAAATACCGGCCGATGTTAGTTTAGTTAAAGAAATTTGTAGAGAAGTTGGAGTAGAATGAACTACAACAAATTGGACAAATTTTGCGATAGGCACGAAATTGAAATTATTGAATCTAAACCTAGCTATCGTAAATCACCCGTGCCAACAAAATTCTTTACAGACCCATCTGATTATAATATAATAGATGAATCAAGTTATAAAACATTTACTGAACCGTTACTGATAATTTCAATACCAGAAAGTCAATTGAAACAAATAGCAGAATTTGAGGCACAGGCATTTAATCATTTAGAACAACGTGGTCATTATAATCTATTTGAAAAAATAATGGAACAAAAACAACAGGAACAATTTTTCAGAGATAACTATCCAGCAGTTAAAAAAGCCTATGAGCATTATAGTCTAATGTTAAATATGGCATCAAGTGGTGAACT